TTGCAGCAGGCGGCGGAAAGGCTGACAGTTGGATTGATCTTGCAGGCTATGCGGCTTGCGGGGCGGAATGTGAGGGAGTAACGGAATGACCATCTCTGAAATCGCCGCCCAGATGGGCGTTACACCGGAAACACTGGTGCAGGAGGTTGTAGCACAGGGAACGGCAAAGGCAACTGCGTTTGTTATTCTGGGAGCGTTGGCAATCGTGTTGGCGGTCGCGGTTCTTGTAGTCGGCGCTTATCAGAGAAGCGAGTTTTTGCATTCCGACAGTTATGATTTTGGCGCTTATCGGAATAGTAGGGCTTCTTTTATTTGTGCCCGATTTGATTGCATGGAAAACCGCGCCGGAAACCACGGCGAACCAGTACATTGTTGAACATTATGGAGGTGGACATAGATGAATAAGAAAATCACGGCGGCACTGCTTTGCGGTGCGATGATGTGCAGCTTATCGGCGTGCCGGGAGAGCGAGCGCGTTGCGTACAACATCTCGAAAGAGGCGGACAATTTCAACGTCACGCGTCGTCTGGAGGTCATCAACGCACGCACAGACAAACCGGTGTTCGAGCTGATCGGCAATTTCGCTATCTCGAACAACAGCGAGAACGAGTTGGAAGTGACTGTTGAGACCGGACAGGGTGTCTACAAGAAACACCTTGTTTATCTCAACGAGTGGACGATCTACGTTGTGGAGGACGTCAGCGGAGCTTACGTGGACAAGTTCCACTACGAGGTGAATTTCCTGCCAGAGATGATCGCTCCGGTTACGGTGACATCGCATGACTAATGACGCAGCAAAACAGATACGCAGAGAAAGGAGAATGAAAAATGACGATTGATGAAGCTATCAGGATTGCAGATATAGGGCAGGCTGAACGTGATTTAAAATGGGGAAGTACAAGACTGCGGACCGAATTTTATATGCTTTGCTCTACTGCCCTGCGGCTGGCAAAGTATATGAACGGTGCATCTGGACTTGCAGAGGAAACGGGAAAGATTTGCTCGGAACTGCGCAAGCCATGGAACCCTGATTGCCGGCAGGAGCGCATGCAGCGCGAGTACCGCGAGACGAAGGAACGCTATGAAAAGCTGCACCGGATTGTGACGAAGTACGAGGCGGGCGTTCTCGAGTTTAAGCCGAAGTGCTCCATCGACCTGTTAAAGCAGCAGAAAAAGCATATGGGCGAGTACCTGCACGATCTGGAAGTCGGCGCATTTGTGGAAGGGGTGGAACTGTGAAGAAAATCGAAATAGGCGAGTTGAAAGAGGGATGCGCAGATAACTGCGGCTTGATTGATTTGAACGCGATCCGATTCCCGAATGAGATTGCAAGCGTGCAGTTTTGTGCCGATTTTGAGATTACGGAGCAGGAGGAAAACGATGAACGCAGTGAGTGAAGATGTTGAAAAGCTCGTGGAAAAGAAGCTTATAAGCGCAAACAAGCAGTTTCCGGCTTTCGCCTCGGAGCATGAGGCGTGGGCGGTGATGCACGAGGAGCTCGACGAGTGCCGCGAGGTGTTCGGGCTGCTGACGCGGCAGGACGTGCTGCTGTGGGAGTGCGTGAAGGGCAACTGCGGATACGCGGACGGACTGGTAAAGGAAATGCGCGAGGCGGCGGAAATGCTGGCCTGCGAGGCTATACAGGTGGCGGCGATGACACAGAAGTACCGCGATATGCTCGGAGAGGAGGAGGACGAATGAAGGGAGAAGTGTACAGGATCAGCGCGCGCGAAAGTATGTCAACGGCTGAGGCTATCGAGATCGCGTGCAAGTATGTTTACAGCTACGGTGTGCCAGCAGAGGACGCGGAGACTATGAAGCTGTTTTACGCGATGTGTGAATATGTGCTGCGCGTGCATTACAGGCTCATGCGGTATATCAACCCGAAGATCAAGCCGGAACCGAAGGCACTTGCAGCCGTGAACAGCATGGTGCAGGACGAGGTAAACCGGCTGCTGAAAGGAATTGCGGAAAAGGAAGAGTGCCGCGTCAGCGTGAAGGAAGATAAAGCGGAGCTGCTGACTATGGAGCAGTGGGAGGCGGTGGTAAGGGCGATTAGAAAAGAGCTCGGAGAGGAGGAACAGGATGAATGAGCAGCGATACAGCGAATAGGTCCGGCGTTACTTATTATGGTGATATGCCGTGCCGGAACTGCGCTTACTGGCGGACGCTCGGCAACTACAAAAACTTGAAGCTGTGGGCGTGCCACTACGCATTGGTTAACCGGCATTCAAGGGGATGCGAGCCGGGCGAAAGGTGCACAAAAAGAACAGAAAGCTACCGCAGACGGATAGCTTTCAAACACGACGGAAGCACCGAGGAGATTACAAGCCGATGACAGCGAAAGAATGGCTGATGCGCGGGCGCGCACTGGAAAAGACGATTACAGCCTTGCAGGAGGCGCGGAAACGCGCCTATGCACGGGCAACGGGCGCAACCGCGCCGGTAAGGGATACGCCGGGCGGAAAAGGGAGCACGGGGAACAAGGCAGACCCCTACATCGAATTGGGCGAGAAGATCGCAGAGAAAGAAAACGAGCTTGCGGAGATATACGGCGAGATTGTGCGCGTGCTGGGCGAGATGCGGGACAATGAGCTGCAAACGCTACTGCTTGAACGGTACGTGAACGGCGCAACGTGGGCACAGGCGGCGCGGCGGCTGCATTACAGCGAGGCGCACGTGAAGGGTTGCATGCACAGAATGGCGCTGAATGCTGTGGATAAGTTAATACCCCACAATACGCAATAATGTGATACAATAGTATCGTGGAAGAGCTCCAAGGGAGCAAAACCACGGCATTCACGGGTTGATAAATTCCGGTTATGTCCTCCTAATTCTCTCCCCTGCTTCGGCGGGGGACACGCTCCAAAGGCTGCACGAGGCCGGAGGGGCTCACACTTCCTTTCGCCCAAGGCATTCCCTAATGAGGCGGGAAACCGTCTCAGCCTGTCCGCCGCGTCTGCACGAGGGCGCGCCGGGCTCTTTGACTCTCGGGAATACAGTTCAAGGAAACGCGGCAGAGATGCCGCACATGCTCCAAAGCCTGCATGAGGGCGGCGGGGTGACAGAATGCAGTGGCGGCATGTGGCGAATTCTGTATCCGCAGCCTTGCACGGAAACAATATGCAAGGCGATCTGCTCGCAAAGCCTGCATGAGGGCGAGTGAGCACAAAAAAGACAGCCGAACGGCTCATAATCTGACGGCTCGGAAAGACGAGCAAGGGCGCAGCTTACGGAACGGCGCGCCGACACCTATTCTGGCGGCCCGGAAAGACGGGCATCTGTTTGCGAACTTTGCCGGACTGCCCGGCAGGCCTTGCGCAGGGCCAAAGCGTCAGTACACAGCGCAGCAGCACGTGTATCAGGGAGTAATTCTCTGCAACGGGGTAGCGCCCTGCGGTGAAAGTCCGCCGGCTTGCAGGCCGATAACTGCGCGCGAGGGGGTCAAAATTCGAACTTCCTATTTTGCAGCAGCCCCTGAGCGCAAGCCGGGAAACCGTCCGTAAAGCCGGACGCAAGGCGCAGCGATACGCGCACATACCCCGAAAGGGGTACATGCAGCCGAAAGTTGATACGCGGTGCGATTCCGTGTGGCTGCACCTCCAATTAGTCATAAGTAAAAGCACCTCCCCGGGATGGCTTCGGGAAGGTGCTTTTACTTAGTGATGAAATCAAAAGGTACATCGGGGCGGGTGACTGGTTAGCGTGGGATGCGCCTTACACACCCCACGACGCATCCTTCCACTCGTTGTAAAAGCAGCCGCGGCCATAGCCGCATTCGTGCTGCATGAGTGTGCCGCCGATGATCTTTCGCTCGAAATGGTACGCCTTTTCCGTGGCTGTACCATACCAACCGTGGCCCTCGCCGGTCTCCGGGTTGTACTTGGTGAAGTACAAGCCGAAACCCTCGGGAATGGGGAAGTTGCCGACGGAGGATGTCCCCGCGTGCTGGATAAAATGTACGGCTTTCTGTGCGGTTTTCATGATGTTTTCCTTTCTGCCTTCGTTCCTCCGGGGCGGGTTGTTGTTATTGTACCGCAGATTGGGCGGTTTGTCGAGGGGGTGCGGCGTTATACCTCCAACCGGTAGATCATTGCGCCGTTAAGCAGCGCGTAAGTGATGCACTCGTAAAACTCGTCGCGGGTGACCCCCTCCGGCGTGCCGGTGCCCTGCTCGATCAGGTGGGCGACGGTCTCGACATTATAGGCGGTCGGCTCGTGGGAAGATACCCAGTCGAGCATATTTTCGTACTCGCCGCACGTCATGGACGTGCAGAAGTCGTTTTCGATGCATACCTTGCGGACGCTGTACGCGCTCCAGCTTGCCTTGATGGTCATTATATATCTTCCTTTCTGCGGGGTTATACCGCCCCGCCCGGTGTAGGTGGCTTTCAGCGTTCAAATTTGCCTTTGGCAATGTCGACGGTTACGGCTATGCCGGTATGGGTGCGCTGATACTCTTTTGCGTCTGCTATGGCTTTGTGGCGGTCGGTGCCGTCGTAGGTCTTAACGCTGACCCGCTGCCGTGTGCCGTCCGGGTAGGTGTCCCACTCGGTAAAGTAGTAGTACACTTTCTTTTCCCATGCATCGCGGCGGCGCTTGAGCTCGGCGGATCGGGTCGGCTGCGTGCTGATCAGATAGGCGGCACGCTCGGCCATATCGCGCCGGTACTGCTGCAAGTCCTCGATCATGCTTTGAAGTCGGGCGATGTTCTCGGCGGCGCGCTTGTCGCTCTGCAAGAGTTCCGGCAAGCTGGTGCGCTTGGCAGGTGACAGCATCATAATCCAGATGTGATCTTGACGCTCTCCGCGGGAACCGTAGTCAATCATGGTGACGCCCTCCCTTATGCCGGGAGAGCGTCGGCGTGGTGACCGTCCGAGGTGATGCGCTCGCTGCCGTACTTGCGGCGGATATCGTCCATGCTTGCGTGGCTCTTTCCGTGGTGCGCGTCCTTAGCGCAACGCCAGTACCACATGCCCTTTTTCTTAGCCCAGAAGCAGCCAGCCGCTTTGATCTCGTCCTTGTGTTCGCGGGTCTCACCGGATACCCAAACCCAGGAGCCGCACAGCTCAATGATGATGCCCTTGATGCTGAGGAGCTTCTCGATCACTGCGCGGAATTCTTCCGGCATTTCTTCTACGCGGCGGGTCTTGCCGGTCGGGTCTGCGTCGGCTTTGCGGTTCTGCTCAGCCTTGAGAATCTCGAAACGCTTTTCATAGGCTGCGTTGACTTCCTGCATTGCTTCGGTGCTGCCGCCGTGGTCCGGATGTGCGGCAAATGCTGCGGCGCGGTATGCTTTGCGGAGTTCGTCGAGAGAGTTAATATTATCAAACATGGTGTATACCTCCAATTTGTTTTTGGTGTTTTCCTTTGTTGCGATTACAGTATATATCATTGAGCAATGATAAACAATAGGCAAAGTAAACATAATTGAGTAATGATATTTGGTGGAATTGTATAATTGAGCAATGATAGCGGCTGTGGTACACTATAACAGGGAGGTGATACCATGGCAGTTGACCCAAACGCACGCACGCGGGCGAGCAATAAGTACAACGCGAAAGCATATGATCGGCTTAATATTGTAGTGCCCAAGGGAGAACGCGAACGCATTAAGGAGTATGCAGCCAGCAAGGGCGAGAGCCTGAACAGCTATGTATATAAGCTGATAACGGCAGACATGGACAAGTAACATATTGTAGGCAGACAAAAGCCGCTCCAAGCAACCGGGGCGGCTTTTTTGTGTCTATATATAAGTAAGGGGTGACATTATGGACAAGCTGACCGCAAAGCAGCGGGCATGGATTGATTACTACAAGCAAGGCAAGACAGCTACAGAGGCGGCACGGCTTGCCGGTTACAAGGGAAATAATCACCACACGATAGGCGCACAAAACTTAGCAAAACTAAGCAAATACGTATCAGACCGCGACGAGCTGTTAGACCGTGCCCGTGTGGCGGATATGGCGGAGATTAACGCATTTTGGAGCGACATCATGAGAGATGATACAGCGGACATCAAGGACCGTCTGAAAGCCTCTGAGCTGCGCGCACGGAGTATCGGCGCATTTATCGAGCGTCGGGAAATCGTAGGAGCGCAGACGATCACGGTAAAGCTGCTGGACGATGATGAGGAAATGAAAGATACAGAGTAACGGCTTGCAGCCGCTTTCGGGCGGTGCAGGCTTATTTTTTTACCCTGTTTTGCAAGTTCGGTTTTCATGCCTTGCAAAATAAGGCATTTTCGCGCGGATGGATACCGATTTTTCCGGGGTTTATACTTCGGAACGGGACGGAAAGCAGCGCGAATTATGCAAAACGTAACTTTTGTTCAATTCGGGAGGTGAGCAGGTGCAAGTAAATATCCCCAAGCGGGCATTCAATGCGGCTTACCTGCCGCTGCTCTCGGATGATGAGCACCGTTACATTGTACTGTTCGGCGGCGCGGGCTCTGGAAAAAGCGTGTTCGCGGCGCAACGGCTGACCGTGCGCATGATGAGCAAGCCGCTGTGTAACGTGCTTGTAGTGCGCAATGTAGGCGATACAAACCGAACGAGCACGTTTGCGCTGATGCAGCAGGTAATTAACAGTTGGGGCTTGCAAAGCCTGTTCGACGTTACCGACCTAAAAATTGTGTGCCGGCTGACCGGAAACGCCTGCATTTTCAAGGGGCTGGATGACTCGGAGAAGATCAAATCTGTTACCTTCCCGAATGGCGAGCTGACCGACATCTGGATAGAGGAGGCAAGCGAGATTTCGGAAGCCGACTTTAATCAGCTTGATATCCGTCTGCGAGGCAAGAGGATACACGGACAGATTACGCTTTCGTTTAACCCGATTAACGTGCTGCACTGGCTAAAAAAGCGGTTCTTTGACCGCAAGGACGAGCGGGCGGTGACGCTCAAAACCACCTACAAGGATAACGCATGGCTTGACGAGGACTACAAGCGGACGCTTGAGGGGTACAAGGACAGCGACCCGTACTATTACCAGGTGTATTGCCTCGGGCAGTGGGGCGTTATCGGCAAGACGATCTTCGACGCGGCCAAGGTAAACGGCAGGCTGGCAGAGCTTCCGCCGGCAGAGCGGCGCGGGTACTTCGTGTACTCCACAACGTTTGATGCCCTGGCGAATCAAGTCAGGATAGACGACAAGAGCATTAAGTGGGTGGACGCTGACGACGGCTATATCTCCATCTATCAGGACAGGCGCGAGGGCGTGCCGTATGTGATCGGCGGGGATACGTCCGGCGAGGGCTCAGACTGGTTTGTCGGTCAGGTGCTCGACAACACCAACGGGCGGCAGGTCTGCACGCTTAGACACCAGTTTGACGAGGATGTATACGCTGCACAGATGTATTGTCTCGGTATCTACTACAATACCGCGCTGATTGCGATAGAGGCCAATTACAGCAGCTACCCCATCAAGGAGCTGCAACGGCTGCGGTATCCGCGGCAGTATGTCCGGCAGACCGAGGACAACTACACCCACAGACCCCGCGACAGCTACGGCTTCAAAACCACAAGCGTCACCCGTCCGGTTATTATTGCCGGACTGGTTGAGGTGGTGCGCGAGAGTGTAGAGCTGCTGAACGATGCGGACACGCTGGGCGAAATGCTGACGTTTGTCCGCAACGAGAAGGGCAGAGCAGAGGCGGAACAGGGCGCACACGATGACTGCGTTATGGCGCTGGCTATCGCCTACTATGCACGCACACAGCAGAGCTGCACCGAGGACAAGCCACGAGGCAAGCGGGCGAAGTGGACGGATGATATGTACGAGGATTACCACAACGCCGACAAGAGCGGACAGGAGTATCTATTGTCTAAATGGGGCAACCCGTTTTGAAAATGAGGTGATAAAATGCAAAATCCGTTTGATAAAACGGGCAAGAGCGACGAGGCGATTTTGAAGAAGTGGCAGGACAGGCTGAGCAAGGCGAGGAGCCGGTATCAGGACGAGCTTAATCTGATGGTCGAGCGGGAAGAAATCTACCGGGGAACACACAAGATCGACAAGGTGCACGGCAAGAACCAGAAAACGCAAGATGCAGTAGTGGCGCGGAACGTGGTTGCGGAAATCATCGAGGCGGAAGTATCGAGCGATATTCCAACGCCCAAGGTTACGCCGCGGCACGAGGAGGACGAGCAGCTCGCAAAGACGATTGAGGATTACATCCGAAACGAGCTTGACAGATTACCCTTTGAGCGGCTGAACGATCAGGACGAGCGAACCACGCCGACGCACGGCGGCGATTTGTTCCTTGTGGAATGGGACAACACCAAGCGGACGCACACCACGCGCGGCGCGCTGAGTGTTACGCTGCTGCATCCGAAACAGTTTATTCCGCAGCCGGGCGTTTACAGTATCCCGGAGATGGATTACTTCTTCATTCAGCTGGCACAGTCGAAAGAGTACATCAAGAAGAAGTACAACAAGGACGTTTCCGACGAGGACGAGGAACAGCCGGACGCACGCGGCTTTGAGCAGGGCACGGCGGACGATCTCGTTACCGAGAACATCGGATATTTCCGCAACGCTGACGGCGGCATTGGGCGCGTGGCGTGGTGCAATGACGTACTGCTGGAGTACATGGAGGACTATCAGGCGCGGCGCATTAAGACTTGCAGCAAGTGCGGCGCGGATATGCAGGGGGATACCTGCCCGTACTGCGGGAGCAAGAGCGGCGAACAGAAAACCGTCAAGGACTTCGCGCGGACGGATGAAAACGGCATCCCGATGACGAAGATCGTGGATAAAGTGCAGCTTGACGAGATGGGCAACCCAACCGTTACACAGCACGAGGAAAACGACATGATTCCGTACTACAAGCCGGACGTGTATCCGGTAGTGCTGCGGCGCAATGTAAGCGTTGTCGGCAAGCTGTTAGGCTCGTCTGACGTGGACATGATACGGGATCAGCAGATGCTCATCAACAAGCTCGACAGCTCCATTTCTCAAAAGCTGCTGGGCGGCGGCTCGGTCATCACCCTGCCGAGAGGCAAGCAGATACGGCGCACGGATGAGAATTTCAAAGTGCTTGAAGTCGAGGGCCCGGAAGAAAAGGCAGTGCTCGATGTGCTTACCTTGCAGCCGGATATTTCCCACGATATGGCGTTCGAGGACAGCACCTACACGGCAATGCGCAACCTGATCGGCATTACGGATTCGTTCCAGGGACGCAAGGACAGCACGGCAACGAGCGGCACGGCAAAGCAGTTTGCAGCGGCGCAGACCGCCGGACGACTGGAAAGCCGCAAGGTCATGAAGAACGCCGCCTATGCGGATTTGTTCGAGGTTATGTTCAAGTTCCTGCTGGCGTACTCGGACGAGCCGCGGCCGATGGTTTACAAGGATACCAACGGCACGCAGATGTACGGCACGTTTAACAAGATGGACTTTCTCAAAGTGGACGAGGCAGGAGAACCGTACTGGAACGATGAATTTCTGTTCAGCGTCGACCAGACCGCGCCGCTTGCGGGCAACCGTGAAAACCTCTGGCAGGAGGCGAGAATGAACCTCGAAAACGGCTGCTTTGGCGACCCGGCCGATATGCAGAGCCTATTGACGTTCTGGACGATCATGGAGGGACTGCACTACCCGCTGGCAAGCGAGGCAAAACAGCAGCTTTCCGAGCGACTGGAACAGCAGCAACAGATGATGGCACAGCAGCAGGCAATGATGCAGCCGATGGCAACAAATGCAGACGGCATTCCCGATATTACGCAGTCCGGCTACGTCAGCCCGGAGACAATGCCCGCATATCAGGAGGGAGGCGGCAGTTATGGTATGTCCGGTATGTAAAATCGACACCAAGACCGACACTGTAGACGGTAAGCTCGTGCTTATCTGCAAAAATCCGCAGTGTTCAAACTATAAGCAGGTAGTAAAGGAGGTGAAATAGCATGGCAAATAAGAGCGGTTACGCCGGTAAGATCAAGAACACCGGCAGCATGGAGGTTAAGGCAGTTTTCGCCCAGACTTCCGGCAAGAAGCCTGTCGTTAAGACCGGCGGCGATCTGCGTTCTTCCAAGAAGAGCGGCAAGTAAAGGGCAAATGAATAGCGGAACCGTCCGAAAGGGCGGTTTTTTTATGCCCAAAATCGCACGGAACAGCGTAAAAATCCAGAAAGGAACAACCAAATGGAAGAAATTATGGAAACCGAAGTGGAAACCACCGAGGCAGGCGTAAACGAGCAGGAAACCGCCGAAACTGCGTCCATCGGACCCGAGGAAACAGGCGAAAACGAGCAGCAGACCGCCGAAGCTGCACCCGAGGGAGTACAGAGTGCGGAAGATAACGCACGGTTTGCCGCTGCACGACGCAGAGCGGAAGCGCAGTTTAATGAGCGCATTCAGCAGGAGCGTCAGGCGGCAAAGGACGAGATGGTACGGCAGATGTACAAGGGTCAGCTCGACCCGTACACCAACAAGCCGATCACCTCGGAAGCTGATTTGCAGGCGTATCAGCAGGCCTATCAGCGTGACCAGATGCAGCAGGCAGGAATCGACCCGTCCATGCTCGATCAGATGATCGCAAACAACCCCACTGTACGGCAGGCGCAGGAAGTGCTTGACCGTGTGCAGATGGAGGAGGGCGAGCGGCAGATGAACGAGGCAATCAAGGAGATTTCCCACCTTGACCCGTCGATTACCGACGTTGCTGCACTGGCAAACCACCCGAACGCACCCGTTTTTAACGAGTACGTAAACCGCGGCTATTCGCTCGTTGATGCGTTCCGCCTTGCAAACTTTGATACGCTCACCGGCAAGAAAGCCGCAGCGGCAAAGCAGCAGGCAATGAACAATGTCAACGGCAAGAGCCATCTGACCACCACTGCGGCAGGCGAAAGCGGCGAGGACGTGCATGTTCCCGACGAAACCATGCAGTGGTATCGCAAGGCTTTTCCGAACTGGACAAAGCAGCAGATTGTTGCAGACTACAAAAAACGTATCTGAAAAGGAGAATTTCTATGTTTATCAAGGCATACAGCCGCGTTGCAGATGTAGAACCGTTTGTGTACCCCAAGGGCGCAGCCGGTCTTTCTCTCGGCATGGCGGCAAACCTGATCGGCGGTGCACTGGCTAAGTGCGCGGCTACTACCAAGCCGACCCACATTGTCATGGGTCCGCAGCGCGCAGACGGCACTTACCCGGCCATCGAAGTAACCGAAAACACCATATTTGAAACCGTGTCCACTGCGACCGTTGCGGCCACTGTGGTCGGTTCTGCGGTTACTCTGAGCACTGACGCGCTGGGCGTTACCGCAACCACTACTTCCGGCGTGTTCAAGATTCTGGACACCGACGGCGCAACCACCAATTCCACTGTACGCGGCGTTTTCGTAACTCCGGCGGCAGCAGCAGCCTAACCCTAAGGAGGTAAATAGATAATGGCAGGTAATATTATTTCTAAGGGCTCCGGTCTTGTTGACTCCCTGTTTGGCAAGTCCGAAGCTCCTATCAAGGCAATCATCGAGCACGAGATCGAGGACTTTGAGCAGGACTCGCAGTTCAAGAAAATCTTCTGCATGGACACTACCGACAAGTACGGCGAGAGATACCTCTCCATGACTTCGAGCGGCAACTTTGAGGATGTCGGCGAGAACGGCGCATACCCGGACACCTCGTTTCAGGAGGGCTTTTCCAAGTTCCTTGAGCCGAGCACGTGGAAAAAGCGTCTGACCATCACCCGCGAGATGATGGAGGACGGCAATCAGAGCGCGGTTATCGCACGAGCACGCGATTTCGGTCTTTCCTTTGCGCGCACCCGTGAGATGTACGCTGCTGCAACGCTGATCGGCGGTCTGAACAGCTCCATGAAGTTTGGCAACAAGGAAATGCAGATGCGCACCTACGATACGACTACCGGCGATAAGCTGTCTCTGTTCAACAAGGCGCACAAGTCCATCACGCAGCCGAAGTACACCCAGTCCAACCGCTTCTCCTACACCGCGTCTGATGACCTGTATACCGTACTGGACACCATGCAGGAGAAGATGCAGAAGTTCACCGACGATGACGGCAACCTGCTTGCAACTGCGCCGGATACCATCATTATCCCGAACAGCGGCAAGATGAAGCGCAAGCTGACCGAGGTTGTCGGCTCTGAATTTAAGGACGGCGGCAACCGCGTAGGCTTCAACTTCCAGTACGGCGGCTGGAACTTCATCATCTGGAACTATCTGCCGAACACCATTGCAGGCAAGGAGTATTTCATGCTGATGGACAGCAAGAAGAACCAGAACACGCTTGCTATGCCGTTCCTCGATCGCGTAAAGCTGACCACCGACAGCTACACCGACAAGAACACCGACGCACAGGTATACACCGGCCGCGCACGTTTCATTGCCGGTTTCGTAAACTGGCGCTCGATCGCGATTGCAGGCGAGGACCTTGCAGACGCTACCGCGCTTATTTAAGACAGAGGGAGGGGGCAACCCCTCCTTTCCCTTTTAAGGAGTGATTTTATGACGTGGGAGCAGATGCAAAAGGCTGCACTCGATAAGATTTTCTCACGCCTGAACTACGGCACAGAGGTTTCACTGACTTCGCCTGATGTGGCGGACTATGTGCGGGCAATGCCGCACGCGGCATGGTTTGCAATGGTAGACCTTGCCGAGGTCATGCCGATCTACAAATCCGTTGAGATTGAACTGCCGGACGATGATGCAGAAGGCTATCGGCTGTTTCATATCCGCGAGCTTGCACCGGATTTCATGCGGTTCTGCCCGGATAGACTGACGATCATGGGCGCGAACAACACGTTTATGCGCGTGAACGACTATCAGTTTGACGGCATGGACACGCTGTTTGTCCCGGCGGAGTACGTCGGTACACTTGTGATCTGGTACGAGGCATACCCGGAGAACATCGACGAGAGCACGCCCGGCGACACGACGTTTTCTCTGCCGGAGGAAGCGCAGTGGGCGATTCCGCTTTATATCGCGGCGGAGGTGTTCAAGGAAGATGATATTTCCATGGCGACGCAGTATCTGAACGAATACGAGAACGTCAAGCAGATGCTTGCAAGCAGGAGACAGCAGACCGCAAGCGGCGGCGCGTGGCGCTCGGTTACGGGGTGGGTGTAAATGGCAACTTACAAGATTCCCGATTCCCCGAAAAGGTACAAAACCGAGTATTCCAAGTTCAAGGGCGTTGACCTGTCGAGCAATCCGACACAGGTTGACTCAACACGCGGCGCTTCCGGCACGGTAAACCTGATTTCGGACAGCGGCGGCTTTCCAGAAAAGCGCAAGGGATGGCGCGTACTGCTGAATGTCGAAAAGCCGGTAAACGGTCTGTATCGCGGCATTATCAAGGGCAAAGAATACTTTCTTGTGCATGGCGGCACACGGCTGTACAAGTGGACGGAAAGCGCCTTAACAGAGCTGAAAAGCGGACTGACCAACAAGCAGGGCACCTCGTTTACGCTGAACGATAAAATGTACGTGCTGACGGGCGGCGAGTACCTTGTGTTCGACGGCGAGACCGCCAAGGACGCGACAGCGGACGCTTACGTCCCGACTACCACCATCGCCAACCAGCCGACGGGCGGCGGCACGAGCTTTGAGGATGTAAATCTTCTGAGCGACAAGCGCAAGAACGAGTTCTGCGCGGACGGCTCGGCTACCGTGTATCAGCTCGATACCACGGACGTACAGAGCATTTCAGAGGTCAAGGTGGATGGTGCGGTCTGGGACGCGAGCCGCTACAGCCTGAACGGGAGTAAGGGACAGGTGACGTTTACCTCAGCGCCTCCAAAACCGGCTATCACGGGCAAGGACAACGTGACGATCACATTTGTAAAGCACGTGGACGGTTACGCGGACAAAATCAAAAAGTGCACCATCGCGGCAATCTACGGCGGCAAGTCGCAGGACAGGGTGTTCCTTGCAGGCAACCCGGACGAGCAGGACAAGGACTGGCGGTGTGAAAGCAACAATCCTCTGTATTTTTCCGACCTCTCCTATACCAAGGTGGGCGCGGACGGCGCGGCAATCGTCGGCTATACGGCAATCTCGGACAGTCAGGCAATCGTCAAGTCGGATGACCGCTCGGAGACCACGATCTATTTCCGAGGGTATAACATCGACAGCACGACGAACAAGGTACAGTTTCCGGTACGCAGAGCCGCATCCGGTGCCGGCGCAGTGGCAAAGCACGCATTCGCGTATCTGCCGGAAGAACCGGTATTCCTCTCTCGAACCGGAGTGTTCGCGCTGACGAGCAGCAATATCACGGCCTTGCAGGTGGCAAGAAACCGCTCCTACTACGTGGACGCGGCGCTGACCAAGGAAACACATCTGGAAAACGCCTGCGCGGTAGTCTGGAACGGCTACTATGTGTTGTCTGTGAACAACCATGCCTACGTACTCGACACCAACCAGAATGTAGCGTACAAGCCGCAGTCCTACGGCGATTACGTTTACGAGTGCTACTACTGGGACAACTTCCCGGCGGTGCGCATGATGGAAAGCAGGGGAAGCCTGTATTTCGGAACGAGCGACGGCAAAATCTGCAAGCTGAACACGGACATTGACGCCATGCAGGCGTATTCGGACGGCGGCACGCTCGGTGAGGATGGCAGAATTATCGGCGGTACGGCAATCTCCGCAGAGTGGCACACCAAGGCGGACGATGACGGCGATTTCATGACGTACAAGACCATGGTAAAGCGCGGCAGCGGCGTTATGATGAAGCCTTATACCCGTTCCTCGGTCAAGGTGTTCGCGCGGACGGAACGCGACTTCGGACGGCAGATACGCGAGGGTATCGCGGATATTTTCAACTGGGAAGATATTGATTTCAGCCGCTTCACGTTCAACACGAACGACGCGCCGCAGGTGCTTCCGTTCAACAGCAAGGTCAAGAAGTACAAGACTCTGCAACTTATCATGCAGAACAACGCACTGAACGAGGCGTTCGGCGTGTTCGGCATTATCAAGAGATACACCATCGGAACTATGGTGAGGTGATGAAATGGCAATCGAAAAGATTTCAGACAGCGAGGTAAACTCGAACGGCGTTGTTTCTGCGCCTGATACACTGCGAGGCAGTACGGCGGAGAACAAGGCAATGTTCGATAAGTTCCCGAGGCTGATTACCGCGAAAACAAATGAACTGGTAGACGAAACCAACCGCCTGACGATGGAGGACGGGAAGGCAGTGAAAAGCCCGGACGGCACGGTGAAAAACGTGCGGCTGAATGCGGACAACGTAATCGAAACCTCGCAGGACGGCACAAGCTGGCAGGCAACAGGTTCGAGCGGTCACGTTATCCTCGACGCAGGCGGCAATGTGCTGCCGCAGAGGAGCAGGATGCAGTTCGCCGAGGGCTCAGCAGAGGACAAGGACGGCGTAACCGTCGTTCACGGCATCGTTGGCCCTCAGGGCGAAAAGGGCAACAAGGGAGACCAGGGTGAAAGGGGCGAGCAGGGCCTCAGAGGTGAACGCGGTCCGCAGGGCGAGATTGGCCCGAGAGGTCCGCAGGGCATTCAGGGTGAACAGGGCGCACAGGGCATTCGCGGTGCACAGGGCGCACAGGGTCCGCAGGGCGCACAGGGCGAAAAGGGCGCAGATGGCAAGGACGGCAAGGCGTTATACATCGAGGACGTTTACAGCACCCTCGCCGCACTGCGAAACGCTATTCCGAACGGCAACGACAAGATGTATCAGGTCGAGGAGAACCGCGAGTGCTACATCTGGAGCGAAAACTCGCTTGACTGGGTGAGCGTCGGCAAGGTGGAAGGTCCGGTGGGTCCGCAGGGCGTGCAGGGCATTCAGGGTCCCACCGGACCGCAGGGCATTCAGGGCGTGCAGGGCATTCAGGGCGTTCCCGGCAATGACGGCAAAGATGCGTATGAAGCGGCACTCGACGGCGGCTATCAGGGCACGGAAACGCAGTTTAATGCGGCGATTGCACAGATGAATGGCTTCGCGCTTGCAGAGGAGGTTGTCCCCAAGACCCGCAAGATCAACGACCTTGACCTCTCTGCCGATCGCACGCTGACGGGCGAGAACATCGCGGTCTCGCCCGCCGACTCCACTCCGGTTTCTGGTGCCGTCAAATACCGCACAAACCCGAACCTGTTCGACAACTGGTACTTCGGCAGACCGGTGAACCAGCGGGGGCAGGTGGAGTATACGGGGAGTGGGTATACAATTGACCGATGGAGTAGTGGTGTGGTTTTATCGCTCAAGAATGGTTTTATTCGAATTACTTCATCTGGAAGGTATACTCAGATTTTTCAAACACTCGAAAGTGAGTTTGCCGGAAAAACATTTACTTTTTCACTGATTGTTCGAGGAACTCCTGGGGCGCAATGCCGCACACTTGCATATGACTACAAAAAAGATGTCGCATATGGTATGGAAACAACCCATGAATTTGTTTCTGACGGCTTTGAAATGGTTACAGTTTCTGATACTTTCCCGTCAAATGCCCCGGATAAACTCACATTTATTTTTTATCCTGATAATGCGGACACAAACTTATCTGTTGACCTCCTTGCCGCCAAGCTCGAACTCGGCTCCACCCAGACCCTTGCACACAAAGAGGGCGATAAGTGGGTGCTCAACGAAATCCCCGATTACGGGGAGCAGTTGAGGAGATGTCAGAGGTATTTTGTAAGGCTCACCAATGCATACGGTTATGGATGGACGTATAACAGTAGCATTGCTAACTTTTTTGTCTCATTGCCAACTACAATGAGGGCAAACCCTGTTATCAAGCTAACAACCAATGGTGAGATTCAAACAATTAACGGAGCTAAAACCGTAACGGGTTTTGAAGCGAAAGGCATTCATCCAAATGGATTCGCAATTGATTTGCACAATTCTGCTAACGCTTTAATAACAGGCACACCAGTGACATGGCATAGTTCGTCTATGGACATTTCCGCCGACCTATAAGGAGGTGACACACTATGCAAACCCCAAAATCCCGTGTTTACGTCCAGACGGACGAGACCGGTCGTGTTTTGCGGCTTGAGGGAGAGTATTCCCTCCCGGCAGATCTTACCGGTTGGATCAAAATCGATGAAGGATACGGAGACGACTTTGCGCTTGCGCAGAGCCATTATCTCGATAAGCCGCTCTACGACGGCGCGGTTCTGCGCTATAAGCTCGTAGACGGCAAGGTCGTAGAGCGCACTGCCGAGGAAATCGAGGCGGACAAGGCGGCGTTACCTAAACCCGAGCCAACCGCAGAGGACGACACAAACGCTATGATGGTAGACCACGAATACAGGTTAACCCTGCTTGAACTGGGTCTCAACGAATGAAAGGAGCAAACACAATGTTATTTCGTACTTTGAAGCGCATGATCGAGAAGAACCATACCGACGGCCTTGCAGACAAGATCGACATCTTTTTTGCAGCAGGCAAGCTCACCGAAAGCGAGTACAACACGCTGACCGAAATGCTGAAGCGGGAGGAGTAACATGAAGGACGCAGAAAACACCGCTGCACCGAACATGATCGTCGATGAGTTTTTTCCGAAGCACATCAGACAGCGTGAGGACTTTGCAGAAATCCGCGAGGCGGTGCGCAAATACAGGATTACGGAGCTGTATCTCACGCAGAAGTACAACAGAAAGCAGGTGGGGTATGCCCGCTGAAGTTATCACAGCGGCTCTGTCGCTGGTCGGTACTTTGGTGGGAACGCTGGGCGGCATTGCGCTGAGCAGCAATCTTTCCAACTACCGCATTGAGCAATTAGAAAAGAAAGTCGAGAAGCACAATAACCTTGTTGAAAAAACATACAAGTTACAGCAGGACGTTACTGTGCTTGACGAGCGAATCCGTGTTGCGAATCATCGCATCGAGGACTTGGAAAAGGAGCATATTTATGAACATGAACATCAAAGTACGAGTGCGTAATCCTTGGTTCTGGGTGGGCGTTGTGTCGGTCGCTATCACGGCCATTGGCGTTGACCCGCAGACGTTTACGAGTTGGGCGGCTGTGTGGGAGGGCATCAAGGCGGTGCTCTCTAACCCTGTGCAGCTTGTTACCATGTGCCTTGCGGTGCTGTCGGTGTTTATCGACCCGACAACGGCCGGTCTTTCGGACAGCGAAAAGGCGCTGACGTACACCACACCGAAAAAGAAGGGTGAATAAATGAGTATTCCGTTTAAGCAGTGCAACGACGGCAATTACCGCAAGGGCAGGGAGTTTCCCGTGCACTGGATTGTTCTGCACTTTACGGCGAACGACGGCGACACCGCACAGAATAACGCGGATTATTTCGCACGTGAAGTAGTGGAAGCGTCGGCTCACTACTTTGTAGACCCGAACGAGATTTACCAGAGCGTAAAGGACAGCGACACGGCATGGCATTGCGGCAGAGAACGCGGCGGCAGTTACTACAACGACTGCCGGAACGCTAATTCCATTGGTATTGAGATGTGCAGCGTTATCCGCAACGGCGTGTACGTTATCCCTGAGGAAACCATGAAGCGTGCCGCAAAGCTGACCCGTGAGCTGATGGCAAAGTACCATGTGCCAATCAGCCGCGTGTGCCGTCACTACGATGTGACGCACAAGGAATGCCCCGAACCGTGGGTACGCAATCCGCAGTTGTGGCAGAAATTCAAAACCATGCTGACAGAGAAAGAGGTTGAAGATATGACGGAAGCACAGACCCGCGCAATCGCAAAGCAGGAGATCAGGAGCGCGGCGGAGAAGGTTTACAACAGGCCGAAGGATTGCCCGCAGTGGGCACAGGAAACCGTGAAGAAGCTCGTAAACAAGGGTTTTTTGCAGGGCGACGAAAACGGTAACCTTGCGCTGACCGAAAGCCTGATGCGCATTCTCGTAATCAACGACAGGGCACACCTGTACGGCTGATTGCGAAAAAGGTCGAACTCTGATATAATAGACCCGAAAGGGGCGTATATCATGAACGAGAAAAACGAAATTCTGGCAAGCGACGTTTTAAGCCTGCTGAAAAGTCAGTTAAAGTTTATGAAGGCACTGGTACTGGTTCTTATTCTGCTGCTTGCGGCAACGAATATCTACCATGTATGGCAGTGGAGCCAGTTTGATACCGTCGTTGTCGAAAATGGAGATAACGGCGGTTATGCAAATTATGTCGCCGGTGACAACACGGGAGGTGTGTATAATGGCGAGTGTGACAGTGAGACACAAAAAGGGCAGTAAGGGTGTAAAGATCAAGATCAAGGGAGACAAGCGCAAGCAGAAGGGGTGAGCGTTTGTGAACCTCAAGAAGGAATTTACAAAGCCGGAATGCGATTACTTCCGGCGTGAATGCAATTTTACAGACGAGGAACGCGCCGTATTCGATCTACGAGTTACGGCGCGTTCTGTTATTCAGATTGCTGACATGCTGCATATGAGCGAGGCAACGGTTTACCGGCGGCTGCGGAACATCAAACGGAAAATACTGAAAGTTTTGTGACAGGTTTTCGCGCTTCCGATGCGCTATAATAGACGCATAGAGAGGGGCGATAAAGCATGAGCTACGAACAAAGACTGGAACGTATCGGCTACGACAAGCAGTGTGCGCGGCGCATTGCTGAGGACTACCGCGAGGCGGGGAACACAAAGTATCTCGACGAGTACCTTGCCTACAAGGAGCGCTCCCTTCACGAAACGGAGGTGCACGGATAATGGCTTACGGTTATCCACAGTATCCACAGCAGTATCCACAACAGAATGCGCAGATGCCGCAGTACCCACAACATATTGTGCGTCCGGTGGCAAGCGTCGAGGAGGCAAGAGCGGTTCAGACCGATTTTTCGGGCGCTTTAACCATCATGCCGGACACGGCGCACGGATACATCTACACAAAGCAGCTCAACCTTCAAACCGGCTGCGCGGATTTCGCGGCATACAGCCGGGTGCAGATGCAGGAAACAAATAAACCCTCGGAAACGGATTTGTCAAAGTTCGTTCCGAGAAGCGAGTTTGACGAACTGAAAGCACGGTTCAACACCTTGTGCGACAAGCTGGGAGGTAGTGAGGCATGATGAATAACCCGATGATGCAGCTTATGCAGCTGATGCGGAACGGCGGAAACCCTATGACGATGCTGAATCAGATGACAGGGAATAATCCGATGGTCGGTCAGCTGATGCAGAGTATGCAGGGGAAAAGTCCGGACGCGCTGCGGCAGATGGCGATGAACATTGCAAAGGAGCGAGGAATTGACCTCGATCAGTTTGCGCAGCAGTTCGGCATGAAGATCAAGTAAATACCTTCTTTTCAGTTTGGACGGGTCTTGACGAAAAACCGACGTGAATTTGTCATGTTCGGAGTTCGCGCGGCTCCGTTCAAAATAAACTGAAAAGGAGATTTTCAAATGGATAACGATTTTGCAACCGGGTACGCTCTTGGTTCTGATAACAACGGCGGCGGCAATGACGGCATGTGGGGCGGTAACGGCTCGTGGATTTTCGCGTTCCTGATTATCGCGCTCATCTTCGGCGGTAACGGCTGGGGCAACTGGGGCAACGGCGGCGGCAACGGCGCAGGCTATCAGGGCGCAGTAACTCGTTCTGACCTGTGCAGCGAGTTCAACTTCAACAACCTGTCCCGTTCCGTTCTCGGCATTCAGGACGGCCTGTGCAACGGCTTTTACAGCATGAACAACGGTATGCTGACCGGCTTCAACACGCTTGGCAGCGCGGTTTCTAACGGCTTCCACGGCGTAGACAATTCGGTATGCCAGCTCGGCTATCAGAATGCCCAGCTTATCAACGGCGTAAACACCAACATGAACAACGGCTTTAACGGCGTGACCGCCGGTCTGACGGCACTCGGCACGCAGATGTCCACCTGCTGCTGCGACACACAGCGCCAGATCGAGCGCGGCTTCTGCGACACCAACTACAATGCCGCTACCAACGCACGCGACATTATCCAGACGGCGCACAACGACACCGACCGCATTATCGCACGCCTTGACCAGATGGAGAACACCCGTCAGGCAGAGAAGATCGCGGCGCTTCAGAACGAGAACCAGACGCTCAAGTTCGCGGCTTCGCAGGAGGCACAGAACAATTACCTTGTAAACGCTCTGCGTTTTTCCGGCTGCGGCTGCAACGCTTGCGGCTGCTGAGATACGATATTCAGGAGGGGGAGCAATCCCCCTGCCTTTGACAGGAGGGAATAGTTATGGCTTGCAAGCCTGTACAGAAACTTTGTCCGAACCTGCGTATCTCACAGAGCGTGACCTACGCAAGCGGCGTACTGACGGTAAATATCCCGGCGGGAGATTACCAGAACGGCTGCGTATACGGTATCGTCATCGCGCAGAACATCCCGTCAACAACGATCATCGGCGCGCCGGTGGTCATCACGATCGGCGACGGCACGGTAACGTATCCGCTGCTGAAATGCAACGGCGCTCAGGCGACAGTGTTTAATCTCGACACGCGGCACAAGTACCTTTGCCGGGTGGTCACTTCGGCAACCGGCGGCAGCTTCCGAATGCTCGGAAATTCCTGCTGCTCGCACTCGGACGCGCTGCGGTCTATTAACGGAACGGCGGTGACAGTATGAGAAGGGGAACAATGATGCTGCTGATGCAGCGGAACAGAAGGAGCGATTTTGAAGGCCGGGAGCACTACGGCGTGCGGTATGATATGCCGCGCAGCCGTTATATCGAGCCCTACGGCTACGACGAACCGCTCAGCTACTACGACGAGCGCATTCACGGCAGAGAGCCGGAGATGCGCCGGTACTCGAACGGCCGGTTTGCACCGAGAAACAGCGCGGAATGGCCGGAGTACGACGATATGCCGGCATCGGCAAATCGTGACATGCGTCCGATCGGCTTCCGGGACGGCAGCACGTCCTATGTGGGAGACGAGACGCGCGGCACGGAAAAACGCATGGGTTACGCCAAGGGCGAGGGCGCAAGGCTCAACCGTCAGACGGCGGAAAAGTGGGTGCGCGGCATGAAGAACGCGGACGGCTCGACCGGCGAACACTGGACGATGGAGCAGACCAGCGCAATCATGGAGCGGCACGGACTGCGATGCAATCCGGTGAAATTCTGGGTGGCAATGAACGCGGTGTACAGTGACCTCAGTGAGGTTGCAGAAAAGCACGGCGTGGGCAACGAGGAATTTTACGCGGACATGGCAAAATCGTTCTGGCTGTGCGACAGGGACGCGGTAGAGGACAAGCTCGGCGCGTACTATGAAAACGTCGTGAGACACTAACTTAACAGGAAAGCAGGCGGAAGCGCCTGCTTTTATTTTACCCAAAAGGAGAGATATGTATGAGTATCTGGGGCGCGGCTATCAAGGCCGCAACCACGGCAACCGCTGCGGCGGCGGCCAAAAAGAAGAACAGCTCGAGTTCTTCGTCCTCGTCTAAGCGGGGATCTTCGTCGAGTTCGTCCGGTTCTTCCTCGTCGTGGCTCGATCAGGCAAAGGCAAATTCGAGCGCATGGCACACGGCAGACGCGGCGACGAAAAAGAACCTCGAGCAGGCAAACCAGAAGCTGTACTCTGACCACGGCTACACCTACAACAGCAAGACGGGCACGTGGAGCGCGCCGACAGCCTCGTCCTCCGGCGGTTCTTCCTCCGGCGGTTCTTCCGCGTCCTCGGCAGTCAGCACGCCGGACTGGCTCAAGCAGGCACAGGCCAACTCACAGGCGTGGCATACTGCGGATGCGGCAACGAGAAAGAACCTCGAGGCAAAGAACCGTGCGCTTTATACGGGGCATGGCTACAGCTACGACAGCAAGACCGGCGCGTGGAAAGCACCGACGGCGGCAAACGGTGTGGCAAATACCGTCGGAAACATGCTCGGCGGCGCACTGAGCACGGGACTGAATGCGATGAACGCCGCAAAAAATACGGCTTCGGGCGACCACAGCACCATTCCAAGCGGCAACTACACGAACACCGACCTCGGCAACACGTTCTGGCAGGCGGCAAGCTCCGGCTCGACGGATATTGACTATCTCCAGTCCGTGGCAGACAAGCGTCTGGAAAAGGCGCAGGGTACCGCAGGACTGGGACAGTTTGCAAACGATCAGAACCAGATCGCGATGCAGGCCTATATCAATCAGCTGAAACGCACGCAGGAATACGCAGACCAGTACAACAAGTATTACGACGACGCAAGGGAGGCGCAGCAGCAGGCATACACGCAGGCGGCAGAGCAGGCGGCGCAGCAGTACCGTCAGCTTATCCCGACAACCAATCAGAGCTATGACGAGGCGGCGCGGCAGGCGTACATCAACTACCGCACGGCACAGCGTGACCTTCCGAGTCAGCTTGCAGCGGCAGGAATTTCCGGTCAGGGCGCGTCGGAAAGCGCACTGGTGCAGCAGAACAACGCCTACAACAGCGCGTACAACCAGAACGAGCTTGCACGTTCGCAGGCGCTCGCAAATATCGAAAATCAGGCGGCGAACGCCTACAACACGACGGCAAATCAGGGCGCACAGAGCATTGCAGACCTTCTGGCACAGCAGGCGCAGGCGCAGCAGAATATCCTTGCGCAGCAGGAGCAGATGCGACAGAACGCCATCGGCAATCTGTACAACTACAACAACATGACGGGCTACTCCGGCGGCACGCCGACGCTCGACGCACAGCAGACGCTTGCCAACATCGCGTACAACAAGCGTGCACAGGATATGCAGCAGTCGCAGTATGAGCAGAGCGCAAAGACCGATCAGGAGAACGCAATGCGCGATTACTACCTGAAACTCTGGGAGGGCATGGGCAACCGTGGCGCTACCTCGCAGATTGCGGCAGTGCTCGGCATTCCGGTTGGCTCGGTATACGGCGCGGGTACGTACAACTCGAATTACTACTAAACAGCACGGGGCGGCTTAACCGCCCCCTCTTTTATGGAGGCGCACAATGGGTAAAAGCAACAAACTGAGCGACAGCCGGAGAAAGCAGCTCGAACAGGCAAAGCAGAACGCCAGAAACAAGGCGAACAACAAGCCGAAGGCAAGCAACTATGCCACCGGAAGCACGAGTACGAGAAGCGGCTCGTATGCGGCAAACCGTCAGGGCGGCTCAAGCCGCAATGCCAGACGCACGGGAACCACTACGCAGCGCACAAACACGGTCCGCTCGACGGCCGGCAAGAACACGGTGACGAACCGCAACGTCCGGCAGGCCGACAAGGTGACGGGCGCAAGACCGTATCAGCAGAGCGTCAAGGGACTCGGAAATACGGTGGGGATTACGAGGGAAGGCCGTCAGGCACAGCAGAGGATCAGCGACACGAGGCGGCAGAACAACGCAAAGAAGGTACTCGAGACTGCAAAGGCAAACGGCACGTTCAAGGCTAGCGGCACGATAAGTGCGCCAAAGCAGAACACGCTCCCGCGCGCAAGCGGCGGCTTTAGAAGCTCGGGCACGGGCAAGACGTGGAACGAGAAGGAAGAGCGTCAAAAGGCAATCGACAAGCTGAACGCAAACTCGCTCATGTGGCACAACACCACGGACGAGGCAGAACGGAACCGCCTGCACGAGGCGAACAACCAGATTCGCAAGAGCTTCGGCATGACGTATCGGGACAAGACCGGCGCAACCTATCTCCCCAAGGCAGGCGGCACGACCAACGTTTCCACGCCTGTTGTCAAGATCGCCCGCGGCGCGGCGCTCAACCGTGCGGCAACCTCTCAGGCGCAGCGTCAGCAGCGTGTAGACGAGCTCGACAGCGAAATCGAGCGCATGCAGAAGCAGTACCCCTACCTCATCAACATGGACGTGCAGGGGCGGAACACGGTGGACAAAGCGGCGGCTATCGCTCACCTTGCAACTCATCCGAAACTTGCGATTGCAGGCATTAACGGCAGCGCACAGTATGATAAAATGTCGGCAGACGAGAAAAAGCAGGCGCAGGCAATCTATCAGCTGTACAAGCGGCTGAACGACGAAAGCAACGCACTCAGTAAAATGAGCGCGGCCAAGTCGTGGGGAAGCAGCATGGCAAACACGCTGCTGAATGCAACGGGCGCGGTGGAGAATGCGGGACGCTATGTTTCCGGCACGATGAACAAGGCGGCAGGCAATTTCCTCGACTTTATCGGCATGGATAAAGCAGGTCAGTTCCTCAAGGGCACGGCGCAGAAAACGTTAGAGGGCAGTCTCTCGGACAAGGCCTTGCAGGCGGTAAATGAATGGGCTCAGCCTGTCGGTATGGCGAAAAAGGGACAGGAATTTGCAGGCTCAGCGGCACGCATGGCACCGGGCATTGCAGCAAACATGGCGCTGCCGGGCGCAAGCCTTGCTATGATCTACGGCGACAGCGCGAAAAGCGGCGTAAATGAAGCGCAGAGGGAGGGCGCGACGCTCGACCAGGCGATGCTTTACGGCACGGGCGCGGGTCTTACCGAACTCGGCACGGAAAAGATGTTCGGCGGCATTCCGGGCATGGGTGAGGGCGCTGTTAAAACAGGAAGCGGCATTCTCGGACGCGCGGCGGATATTCTGGGCGAGGGCGCAGAGGAAGCGGCGAGCACGTTCATCAATCCCTATCTCAAGCGGGCAACTTACAACCCGAACGCGCAGAACGCGACGGCAAAGGAGCTGCTCGACAGCGCAAAGGGCGGTATCGCCATGTCGGCGCTCATGCAGGGCGCAAGCGGCGCGGCAAACCGCCTTGCAGACTACCGATACGGCACGGATACGAACACGGTCTACACCTCTCCCGAGGAAGCAAACCGCGATATGGTAGACCCGGTCTATGCACTGCCGAACGGTCAGCGGCCTGCACTGCCTGAGGGCAACACGCGCACGGCAAACACGCTGTACGCGAACGAAAACGGCGGTGTGGCGAACAATCTGCGTGCGTTCAACGATGTTCAGACCCCGGACGTGCTGTACGGCAATATGCGCGGCGATTTCACAGCGTCGCAGAACAGCGGAAACGTACTGTATGCAGGTCCGAACGGACAGGTAGCACAGAGTCTTCCGACCGGGTATCTGCCAGAGGGACGCAGCACCAAGACCAAGATCAGCATGGAGGCGAACACGCGGACTATTCCGTTTATCGACCTCGAAAACGACAACGGCGGTATGTATCAGTCCGACATGGAATGGGCCAAACTGCTGATTGATAACTCGAACAAGACGGGCATTCCCATCAAGCAGTACATTACCGAAATCGTAGACCCGACGATGCAGGAAATGGAGACCGTGCGCAAGGCGGCAGAGGAATATGTTCGCAATTACAAGGGTCAGGGCGTCTCCATCATCCGAAACGACGACGGAACGGGATACCGTGCAAGCAATAACGAGGACTGGTACGCGCAGTTTTACAAGAAGAACGGACGCAAGCCGCGCCAGTCGGAAGCGGCAGATATTGCGCAGCAGTTTATTCAGCACGATTTAATTCAGGGCGGCGGCTCGTGGGTATCGCCGGAGCTTGCACGCGATTACGGTATCGCGCAGAGCATTCAGGCGGCCTATGACGCGCTCGGCGACACGAAGTACACGGGCGCGAAGATTACACCGAACGGCCTTGAGGTAACAACGGGCGGCGGCACGCGCACGGCGGATATCCGCGAGACGAACGCGGGACGGAACGCGATTGTTTCCCCGGCAGAGATCAACAACACGGCACAGCCGCTCGACCTCAATGCGGCACAGGGCGTTCAGCAGGGCGCGGTGCAGGCCAATCCGCCGCTGCGGGACATTAACCCGAAGCTCCGCACGGCGTCACAGGCGGCACAGGAGAGTGCGCAGAATGCCCCGGCGGAAATTACACAGCCGATGCAGGGGAACGCACAGGGCGCGGCTCTGGGGGCACAGCAGACTGCACAGGCGAACGACATTAACCCGACGCTGAAAAAGGCGGGGGTAAATGCGGAAAGCTCGGTGGGCGCGGCGAAGGGCGGCTTTGACCCGTATTCCAAGATGGTCAATGACTATGGCGCGATTCCGGAAGGTATGAACCCGGCGCGCACGATTGACGTTCCGCAGAGTACGAACGGCACGGACAGGGTAAGCAATGTTGCAAGAACGATCATGGAAAGCGGCGTGACACCGGACAGCCTCATTCCGGCACTGGAGAACCATGTTGCGGAAGGTCTGTTTTCACATGATGTGAAGTCGCTGAAAAAAACACTCAGCGGTGCGACGAAAACCATTCAGAAGAAGGGATGGCAGGGCGCGTTTGACCAGTGGGAGGAAGTGACGGACGGCCGCAGAGCGGTTACGGACGATGATATTGCACTCGGTCAGATGATGTACACGGCGGCGGTTGAAGCGGGCGACACGCAGACGGCAATGAAGCTCGCGGGTGATCTTGCAGTACAGGGTACGGCACTCGGACGCGGTGTAAATGCGTTTAAGCTGCTCAAAAAGACCACTCCGGAAGGTCAGCTTTACTACTTGCAGAAGGCTGTACAGAAGATTCAGCAGGAGTACCAGTCGCGGTTTGATAAGCAGGCGGGCAAGGCTGCGAAAAAGCAGGGTGTTCCGGCGGAAGATATTGCGGACCAGTACGGCCTCAAGCTGAACGAGGATCTGGTGCAGGAGTTTCTGAACGCGGAGACGCAGGAAGCACGCGACGCGGTTGTAGACAAGATTTACAATGATGTTGCGCAGCAGATTCCCAAGACGGCAGGCGACAGGCTGAACGCATGGCGCTATTTTGCGATGCTCGGCAATCCGAGAACACATATCCGCAACATTATGGGCAACGTAGCCTCTGCGGCGGCGCTCGATACCAGTCACAAGGTTTCGGCAGTCGGACAGAAGTTTTTGCCGCAGGAAAAGCGAACCCGTGCGCTGCATACGAGCAAGGCCGCAAAGCAGTTTGCCAAGGCGGACTATGCAAACGTCGAGGCGGAACTCAGCGGCAATGCCTACAAAACCGAAATGAGCGACATCAAGCAGCGGCAGAAGCTGTTTCCGAAGCCGCTGCAAAAGGTGATGGACGCGAACACATGGGCGCTTGACGCGGAAGATCAGGTTTTTAAGAAGAAATCCTACATTGACAGCATGGGTAACTTTCTGACGGCGCGCGGCTGGGACGTGAACAATCTGACGGAAGCACAGCTAAACGAGGCGCGGCAGCACGCCATTCAGGACGCGAAGATCGCAACGTTTCAGGATGCGTCGGCACTGGCGGACACGCTCGGCCGACTGGAAAAGAAGAACAAGGCAACAGAAGTTATTATCGGCTCGCTTGTGCCGTTCAAGCGCACGCCAATCAACGTTGCAAAGCGCTCGTTTGAGCTGTCGCCGGTCGGTCTGCTGAAAGCAATCACCTATGACGCGGTGCAGGTCAAGAAGGGCAACATGGACGCGACCAAGATGATCGACCACATCGGACAGGGTCTCACCGGCTCGAGCGTTGCGGCGCTCGGCGCGTTCCTTGCAGCACAGGGCATTTTCTCGGCAGGCTCGAGCGACGACGACAAGGAAGCTAACTTTGATGCGGGCATGGGTCAGCAGGAGTATGCAATCAACATCGGCGGCAAGTCGTATACGATCGACTGGGCGTCTCCGGCTGTTGTGCCGCTTGCGATGGGCGGCGAGCTGTATAACGCCTTGCACCAGAAGTACGACGACGACGAGACGGCATTCAATCAGGCAATGGCAACGGTCAGCCGTATGTTCGACCCGATGCTCAACATGACGATGCTGTCCGGCATTGGCTCGACGGTTTCGAGCGCGGCATACAACAAGAGCAACCCGCTGTTTGGCATTGCAAGCAACGTTGCAACCAACTTTGGCGGTCAGTTCGTGCCGACGCTGTTCGGACAGATTGCGCGGACGGTGGACAACACGCGCAGAACCACCTATGCAGACAAGAACAGTCCTGTTCCGTCGAGCGTGCAGAAGTTCTTGCAGCGTCAGGCGAACAAAATTCCGGGACTGTCGCAGTATCAGCCTGCATATACGGATGTATGGGGCAGAGAACAGAAGAACGGACCGGACAACGTGTTCGCACGCGCGGCGTACAACTTCTTTTCTCCGGGCTATCTGGCGGATGCAAAGGGTACACAGACCGAAAAGGCGCTCAAGGAACTGTATCAGGCAACCGGCGACAACTCTGTATTGCCAAGCAAGCCGCAGAAGTATTACAAGACTGAGGACGGCACGAAGAAGTTCCTCACTGCGCAGGAGTATTCCGCGCTGACAAGCGAGGGCGGCAAGATCGCACTGGATGCGCTCGGCAAGCTGACAAAATCTGAGGCGTACAAGGGCATGACCAACGACGAGAAGATCGAGGCGGTATCCGATGTGTACAAGTACGCAAAGGCAGTCGCGGCGAACAAGACGTATGGCAAGGAGCTTGAGGGCACGATCCAGACCGTCAAGGACAGCGGCATTGAGCCGGGTCTTTACTACGCCTACAAGGAGATGGAGGACAGCTATAACGACAGCATGGAAAGCTGGGAAGCGCGAGACCAGACGTTCAACTCCATCAAGGGCGACAAGTCGCTTTCTGAGCAGGAGAAGAACAGCCTGTATCACACGCTGCTCATCAAGGGTACATCTGACAGCCAGTGGAAGAAGTACCAGGAGATCAGCGGCAAGGTGACGGCTGAGGAATATGTGGACGCGATGATTCAGAAGCAGGCGATCACCAAGGAGGGCGAGACCATCGAGAAGGGACGCGCTGCGCAGGAGGCAACCGAGTTCTCGTATTATCTGGATGCCAAGGGATACAGCGCGGAAAAGCGGCAGGCGCTCGAGGATACGTTCAAGTTCTATTCGATGGTAAAGGCTGACCCCGCAAACTATACGTTTGACATGATTCGCGAGAACGGCGGCACAAAGGAAAAAGCCGCTATCGGAGAAGTGGAAAGCGCCGGTATCAGCGCAGCGCAGTACGCACAGATTAAGTCTGCGGCAAGCGGTGTTACCTATGAAAAGGGCAAATCCGGTGCGAAGCTGGCGGCAGTTGCAAAGGTTGTCAGCCAGAACACGGCGAACTACAATGAGTATGCGGCAGTTATGCATGCGCTCGGCTACAAAAAGATCGACGGACATTACACCGGCGGCGGCAAACTGCCCGAGGACAAGGACTCAAGCACCGGTATTTCCGTCAACCGCGCAACTGGTTTCAGCAACCCGACGAAGGTTTCCGATGCGGTTATCACGAGCGGCTACGGCAGCAGAACTGCACCTACGACGAACAAGGGCAAGGGAAGCAAACAGCACGACGGTATCGACATCGGCGGCAGTGTGAACGGTCAGGCGGCGGACAGTATCGGCGGCGGCAAGGTTACTGAGGTCGGTTACGATGAGAACGGCTACGGCAACTATGTTGTGGTAGATCACGGCAACGGCTACACCTCGCTGTACGGTCACTTGCAGAAGGCGACGGTTAAGCAGGGCGACACGATCAGTGCCGGTCAGCAGGTCGGCGTCATCGGCTCGACTGGCAACAGCTCCGGTCCGCATCTGCATTTGAGAGTGCATAAAAACGGACAGAGCATTGACCCGAGAACGGTTATTCCGGGGTACGGCGGATAAGAGAAGGGAGGGCGTTTGCCCTCCCTTTCTTTCTTGCGGCGAGTGTGGGAGTGTGTTACAATAAACAAAGCAGTGTGGGAGCATATGTGGGAGTTCCTAAAACACGATAGCGAAATCGTCAGATATAGCGTTATATTTTACGCTTAGTCCTCTGCCTTACAAGCAGAGGGTCAGCGGTTCGAGCCCGTTAACTTCCACCAAACGAAAAAGCTCCTAACAGTTGTGGTTTAGGAGCTTTTTCTCTGTTTATTTGAACTTTTTACAGCGTCGCAAGGAAAGCGGCGCTTTTTTTGTTTTTCTGTGAATGCGGTTTTTTGGGGGTTTTTACGGGTGCAGGATGTGGGACTAAGTGTGGGAGTGAAAATCAACGGATAGAGACGACTTTTTTCTGCGCTTTCTTCCTGCTCTCGGTCGCAAAACTGAGCACCTTTAACGAGGCGTTCGTGAACGCTTCATCGGAGAGGTGCGTATAAATATGCGACGTCATGGTAATTGACTTGTGTCCCAGAAAATCCTTTGCAACGTTGATCGGCACGTCGGCGGACTGCAAATCAGTCGCGTATGTATGCCGCAGACAGTACGGCGTGAGATCGTCAGCCACGACGGACGTCGCCGGGTCGATCGCGCCGCGTACCATCTGCGCGCCCATGTCGAGGTCAAGCGCCTGCTTAAACGAGCGCCACATCTGTTTCATGGACGTTTCGGTGTGCGGCAGGCCGGTGGTCGGCTGTGTGAAGAGATAGCCGCTGTCCTGCTTCGCCCATTTCAGACGCTTGTACAACGGATACGGGCAAGGAACGCGACGATCACCATAGTCTGTCTTGGCGCTGTGCAGCACGATAACGTGCCCCTTGAAGTCGATGTCCTCCCATCGCGCTTTCCTGGTTTCCTCCGGACGTGCTCCCGTATAGAGCATGAACACAACCCAGAGACCGGCGCGGTGCGTGCGCGCTACGTTGAAAATATGCTTGCGTTCATCCTCTGTAATCGCGCGATGTGTGCCGTTTGTGACCTTTGGCATAACAATACCCTCTGCCGGGTCGAAAGTCACTACGCGCGAGATACGCGCCTGCTTGAAGCCCTGCCGGATAAGGTCGCGCAGCTTGCGAGCCTGCGACTGCGATTTACCGGCACACTCGTTCATTATCATCTGCAAGTGGATTGTCTGCACGTCCTTTAAGCGACGATTTCCGATTGCAGGAGAGATATAGTTCTTGACGTAGGCCTCGAGCTGATGGTAGGTCTTGTCGGAGACGCTGCCTTTTTTGTACGCTTCAAGGTATTTGAAAAACCACTTATCAACGCTCGTGTTCTCGTTCACCACGTCTACACCTTCTTCAAGGCGGCGCTTTTTCTCGTCGACTTTCCGCCAGAGTTCGCGCTCTGTCTTTGCGGTTACGTCGTACCGTCTGCCCTTGAACGTGAAGGTCTCACGGTAATAACCGTCGGCATTCTTTTTCATTGTTGAATTTCCTCCTATTTTGTCGTATACTAAGAGGGTAGTAACGTTCCTCAAATGTACTACCCTCGAACCGCCTGCCGGATTGCCCTCCGGTGGGCGGTTTTTGCTTATTGCGCGCACTTTGCGCAAGGGGTATAACCCTTGTTGGAAGCGTCTGCTATTGTGGTCTGGATCGCGTTTTCACCGGCGCAGGATTGCGACAGGTGGTAACGCTTGCCGGTGGGGGTGATGTAGGCGGTGGGGCTTGCGGGCTCGTCTGGCTCGGACATTTTACCGTAATAGCCATAGTCAGGGACATCGCCTGTGTCAGCGTCTATGCCGTAATTGTCGCAGGCATCGAGCCAGCCTTGTTCGTATATGGCTTGCTCATCTCCGGCGTATTGTGAAAGCGCATCGAACGAAACAAGATTGTAGTCGGATTCTATATCCGCTATGTTGTCGGAAACATACTGCCGGAATACGTCCTCGTCGATATATTTATGCGGATATTCCTGCACCAGCTCAATGCCTTCCTGCTGCGCTTCCTCGATGCTTTTGTTGTTGCCCTGCACTACAAGTACGTTCATAATCGTACTGACAACAGCAACGAATATCGCCATCTGCAAAGCACGCTTAGAAACTGCTTTGTTTCGGGCCTGCTCTTCTTCTTTGGTTTGGCTGCATACTTCATCGGCTGCGTCATGTGCGACGATTGCGATGAAGTATGTCAGTCCGAAATAAAACAAGAATGTGCAGATATGCCCTATCATAGCGTCTGTCACCTTGCACACTTCCTTCCTTTATGGTAAAATGTGTGTGCAAGGTCTCGCCTTGTAAAAATGCCTGTTTGGTGGTAGCGCACCGGCAGGCATTTTTTAAATTTTTTTTGTGCACTTTTTGAGATTGTATACTTACTTTGTCAATTATGGTTTTTTGCGGGTTTTTGCCGTTTTTTACCGGTATAGACCTCAACAAAACATCAACAATTCTCAAAAACGTTCCGAAATCCTGCTTTTCCTGTTTCGTCCCCGTCGTTCTGTCAATTTACATTTCGCACAGTGGCAGTTAGACTATACTCGTAGCTACAGCAGAGCATGCTCACCCCGAAACGGGGCAGGCATTGGAGTTATGCATGGCGGGGTATGCTCCCGCCGCTCCTTTCCACTTAACGGAAAGCGAGGTTATCATGAACGAACTCATTACTGTAAATTACGACAACGAACAGCCGACTGTATCGGCGCGTGAACTGCACGACTTTCTGGAAGTCGGCGCGGATTTCCGCCACTGGTTCCCGCGCATGTGCGAATACGGCTTTGAAGAAGGAAAAGACTTTCGGACATTTTTGACCGAAAGTTCCGGTGGCCGTCCGGCGCAGGATGCCGAGATCACCATCGACATGGCGAAGGAGCTTTGCATGCTTCAGCGCAACGACAAGGGCAAGCAGGCGCGTCAATACTTCCTCCAGCTTGAACGCGACTGGAACAGCCCGGAAAAAGTCATGGCTCGCGCCTTGCAGATCGCACACAAGCGCATTCACACGCTGTCGGAGAAGATCGAGCAGGACGCGCCCAAGGTGCTTTTCGCGGACAGCGTCGCGGCGTCGCATACGTCCATTCTGATTTTCGACCTCGCGAAGATCGTCAAGCAGAACGGCGTTGACATGGGCGGCAAGCGGCTGTTTGCATGGATGCGCGATAACGGCTATCTGGTGCGCAGACAGGGCACGGATTACAACATGCCCACACAGCGCAGCATGGAGCTCGGTTTGTTCGAGGTCAAGGAAACCAGCGTCACGCACTCCGACGGCCATATTAGCGTAAACAAAACGCCGAAAGTGACCGGCAAGGGTCAGCAGTATTTCATTAACAGACTTCTGGGAGAAGAGAACCGTTCGAATTGAGCGGTTCTTTTTGCCAGACAAAGTTCCGTACTTGAAAGGAGCAAAACCATGAGGCACGATGAATGCTGCGCAATCTACGTTCAACGCGATGAAGATACGCGCAAGAGAATTGAATTACTCTATCACTACGTCAACACGCTTCCGCTTACCAAACATCAGCGCGGTAAGCTCATCCGCCTTGCCGAAGAAGCGCTGGTCAGCGCCGAAGGCAACGGCTTTTATGCCGGCACTTGTGACACCAGCACGGATGACCTTATGAAAATCATGGAGCAGTTTTCCAAAAAGAAGCTCGCCGACGCTGGCATTTCCGATCAAGTCCCATAAATCGGACACATTTTGTGCTTCACTTATAATGGAGCTTGCATCGAACAGATGTTCGATGTATTATTGTGTCAAAACTTGCGGACGGTTTTGGTTGATACGCCCGACAAGCAGGCGTATCATAAAACCAGAGAATTAAGAAAGGCAGGAACCCCAAAATGGAAACGAAATATCCAAATTACGAAAAGCTCGCAGCCTATCTCAATACGTTCGACAATCCAGAGCAGGTGTTAACTGCCCTGGTCTCGCTGCTCAAACCAAGCGGAGATCGCTTTTGCGACGGAACGGAGAAACCGTAAATCCTCGTCTGTCAGGTCTACGCCGTCCGGCATGATGCCGGCGGCAACGAAAAGCGCTCTGATCTGGTCTGCGCTTACCTCCTTCGTCTCGGCTTTCGCCGGGGCGGGGGAGGTTTTGCTTTTGTAGTAGGTTTCGAGGTCTCCGTCCATTATCTCACTCGGAGAAATATTGAAGATCTCAGCAATTTTTCGGATGTTCTTTATACGAGGCTCTTTTATACCGGTCTCCCACGCAGATATTGCACGGTCTGTGACATCTAACATCTTTGCAAGCTCGACTTGTGATATATCGTGATGCTCTCGCAGGGTTTTAATGTTTTTGGCTATTCCCGTAACTTCCTTCATTTCATCACCCCCTCTTTGTCTATACATAGTATATCACCGCAGGGAAAATGATGCAAGAGAAAAACATAAAAAAATCCACTTAAAGTTCTTGACACTCAACTTAAAGTGGAGTATACTATAATCACACCAAGCGAGGAGGTGAAGAAAAAAAATGATCTATACGGTAAAGTTGGCTCGAGTTGCAAAAGGTCTAAAACAGGTCGAAATGGCAGAAAAAATGGGTGTTTCTCGTGATACATACCGCAAAATTGAGAAGAACCCGGAAGAGGCAACAGTAGCGCAGGCAAAGCAAATTGCTGAGATCACCGGCATTCCGGCAACTGAAATTTTTTTCGCCTGCGCCTCAACTTAAAGTTGAGTTCGAGCGGTGAAATAAACCCGGCCTGCAAACCGAGTTTATGACAGCCAAATGTTTACCGCGAATGCGTTGCACCTTTCGGGCACTGTTGCAGCAGCGCTTCTGTGACGCATTGTATTTCTTGTGCTGATGACAGCAGCAGGGGACCCACGCAAATACAGTTTTGCAGGCGTACAAGACTACCGTAACCACAAGGATTTTTACGCTATCCCAGCGGTGGTGGGTACGCAGGCACGAGTGCAAACTCACGGTGCGGGGTAATTCAAAAGTTTGGTCAAGGTGAGGACCTCCCTTATTAGAATTACCCGTAACGGGCAACTGTATTATACCACATCGAGCAGAAGAAAGCAAACATCAGGCTGTAAATTTCAGACGAAAGCGCGTAAGGGAGGTGAGGGACATGGAGAAGGAAATCTATATGTACGTCCGACTGGACGAGGACAACGAAATCGCACGGCTGTATGCGGAGTATCTGGCCGCAAAAGAGCGGCTTTCCGATGCACTGGCGAGTGAGGGCATGCTAAAGGCAACGCCCGCCATCGAGAAGTGACAGCGGGCGCGAGGCTTATTTCGCCAACTCGTTAAGAAGATCGGCAAGCCGACGTGCAAATTCAGCAAGTTCGGTTTTCGTTACAGGCTCATCCCCATGAACAGAGTAACGATTTTTGAAGGACTGAATTTCACTTTGCAGACTGGCCATTTTAACACCTCCTTTCCCTGACAGTTTATCACGAGGGAGAGGACGCAGCAAGGGCATAGCATAGCGAGGCTTAGCGACGGCATAGCATTGCTGGGCAGAGCAATGGCATAGCACAGCAGGGCAGAGCAGAGCAATGGCATAGCTGGGCAGGGCATCGCAATGGCAAAGCACAGCGTAGACACGCGACGGAATTGCAAAGCGTAGACAGGCGTTGAAATGCCGCGCAAGGGCAAACAAAGGGCAGACCAAGGGCAAACCAAGAGGAGGGAAGAACATGGAGGAACGGAGCTACAAGGAACTGCGGCAGGAAGTGAAAAACGACCTGATACGGATGTACGGCGGCGCGGTGCTGCTAACGCTCGAACAGTGCATGAAAGTGTACGGTTTGACGGACAGAGATACCGCAAAGAAGGTTATTCGTGCACCGAGGGTTCCCGGTGAAAGACGGGTTGTCTACTACATCGGCGACGTTGCAAGCGACATCGCAAAGCGGCGCGTCGGGAACGTCTGAGGGCAGTCCAAGGGCAAACCGAGGGCAAACAAAGGGCAGACCGAGGGCAGACAAAGGGCAACAGAAGAAGAAAGCAATAATACAAGAAAGCAAATAAACTCTCTCTCACTAACGTTCGAGAGAGTAGGACGCACACACGACAGGAGGAAAAAACCATGACTATCAACCCCGTACTTTTCGGCGTACTCGCCTGCATCTTCGCGCAGCTCGTGCTGCTGTTCGGGTGGGGCTTTTACCACCGCGTTCTCAAGGACGAGCTGAACAAGCGCATTCAGCGCATGGCTCGACTGCCGATGAACACGCGCCGATGACCGACGGCATCAAGCGGCGGAACGTAATCCGCGAGATGCAGAAACGCACGATCGGTGAGGCGCTTTACTCGAAAAAGATCGGCAGGAAGCCGAACGCAAGCGCTAAGAAAATCGGCGTACTGCCAAAACGCGATTAACTGCGCAAGGGCAATGCAAGGCGCAGCATAGCAAAGCGCAGCATAGCACTGCACTGCGAGGGCAAAGCATGGCGAAGCAGAGCGAGGGCATGGCAACGCGCAGCAAAGCAAGGGCGTAGCGTTGCAAGGCAATGCAGGGCATAGACACGCAACGGCAGAGCATGGCAATGAACAGCCGAGCGAGGGCATAGCGAAGCAGAGCGAGGGCATGGCAACGCGCAGCAAAGCAAGGGCGTAGCGTTGCAAGGCAATGCAGGGCATAGACACGCAACGGCAGAGCATGGCAATGAACAGCCGAGCGAGGGCATAGCGAAGCAGAGCGCTGCAACGGCAAAGCATAGCATGGCAAAGCTCAGCGAGGGCAAAGCTTGAGGAACGAAACAGGAGGACAAAAAATCATGAAAAAGCTGAAAATTCACGTGACATTCACCGAGGGCATTCTCGGCACGGCAACCGCAGACCCGGAAATCTACAGCCGGTTCATCGGCTCGAAGAGCCCGGACGCGGCGACACTGCCGGAGGAAGTCGCGGCACTCGGTGAGGACGCAATCATCGAGCGCGGCACGACCGTGTTCCCCAAGGACGAGGACGGCACGCCTTTTCTCTGGGATTACCAGATCAAGGGGTTTTTCAAAGATGCCTGCGGAATGCTGGCACGTCTCAGCGGCAAGGACCCGGAGACCGGCAAAAAGCGCAAGGCGGTAAACGAGTCGGGCAAGCTGACGGCGTACAAGAAGGTCATTGACGGCCTGATCTTCGTCGAGCCGCGCCGCATTCGGCTCGATACCCCGGGCGCAATCACGATCTGCCAGCGTTCGCTCAGAGCGCAGACCGCGCAGGGCGAACGAACGGCGCTCAGCAGCAGCGAGGAATGCCCGGCGGGCACGACGTGCGAAATGACGATCCTCTGCTTGGACGACGCGCACGAAAAAGCGGTGCGCGAGTGGCTGGATTACGGTGCGCTGCGCGGTATCGGACAGTGGAGGAACAGCTCGAAGGGGCGGTTCGAGTGGGAGGAAGTCAAATAAAAGAAAAACCGCCGAGCGGGAGCGCAATCCCGTTTCGGCGGCAAAGATAAATGTTCAAGGAAAGTCTAACACGAAAAGGAGAAAAAGTCAATGGACAGAGAGACAGCGCACAAGCTGCTTGATCTGGTATTGAGTGCAAAGCACAAGGGCGTGACATTTGAGTTCACGCCGATGTGCAACAACGGCGGACAGGCGAGCTTTTTCATTCACGAGTGGAATGGCAACAGCATCGAAATCGGCAAATGCCGCGGCTACACGATGGATATTGACGGCGCGTGGCTTGTGCTCGGTGAGGGCAGACGCTGCACAACGCAGGAAATCATGGAGGTTCTGGAGGGGTTGCAGGATGCTGAACATTGAGCCGCCGCTCGAGCCGCCGGAGAGAGACGATCAGGAGCGCATTAACCGGCTGTACGACATGAGAGAGGCGGAAATCCGCATGGGGGCGTTCCTCGAGGAGTACGAGGGGCTGTTCCCGGATGAGATCAAGAACTTTTTACGGGACATGCGGGAGCGCGTCTGGGAATACGAGGAAGATTTGGAGGACTAAGAAATGAGCGTAATCAGAACGTTACGGGCAGATGAAATTGAATGCCGCGTAGCACAGGTGAAGCAGACACGAAACGGCGTTGGGTGCTCGCTGCTGCTGTACAAGGACGCACGCTGCGATATGGCAATCCTTGACGAGGTATACGGCGCGGCGAACTGGCAGCGCGAGCACACCATCATCGACGGCCGCTTGTACTGCAACCTGTCCGTATGGGACGACAACAAGAAGCAGTGGATTACCAAGCAGGATGTGGGCACGGAAAGCAACACCGAGAAGGAAAAAGGGCAGGCAAGCGACAGCTTCAAGCGAGCTGGTACGAATTGGGGTATCGGACGTGAACTGTACACAGCTCCGTTTATCTGGATTACACTGGCAGAGGGAGAGTACACAAGTCAGGGAGAGCGCGTGCGCTGCAACCAAACGTTCAAAGTGTCGGAAATCAGCTATTCCGACAGCCGTAAGATTAGCGGTTTGGTCATCGTGGACAAGAAAGGCAACGAGCGCTTCCGCATGGGCGGACAGGCAAAGCCGAAGGAGGACCCGAAGATCGCGGCGGCGAAGGCCAAGGCGAACGAGGTAAAGCGGATGCTTGTGAAAATCATGGGCGACAAGACCGCAGCGGCGCAGCTGTGGAACGAGAAGTACAAGCAGGATGCAGGCGACATCGTGAAGATGAACGCGGCGCTGCTTGATCTCGAAGATCGGCTCAAGCAGATGGAGGCGCTTGCATGACGCATGAGTTTGATCGTGCGCGCGTAGTGCATGACGAGAGCGGCAACTGGCTGTGCCTGCACGTCAAGAACGCGCCTATGGCGCGCGTAGAGTGCGAGCAGATGAAGGAGGGCAAGTTATACTGTGCGGAGGTGAAGCGCAAGTATGACAAGCGTTCAGGGCGTTGTAACGCCTATCTCTGGCAGATGCTCGGAAAGCTGGCGGCGGTGCTCGGCATGAAGCGCGACGAGGTGTACCGCTCGTACATTCCCGATGTAGGGGACAATTACCGACTTGTCCCCTACGCCAACGAGCAGCAGCGCGATTTGATCGCGAATCTGTGGGAAAAGCAGGGCCTCGGATGGGTAACGCAGGACTGCAACGGCGGTTTGCTGATGTGCTACTACGGCTCATCCACCTACAACACGCTGCAAATGGGGCGGCTGATTGACTTGGTAGCGCAGGACTGCAAGGAGCAGGGCATTGAGACCGAACCGGAAAGCACGGTGATCGGATGGCTTGCCAAGTGGAAGCCGGAGGAGCGCGGGGTATGAGGAGACAGACACGGTTTACCGGCATTAGTCCGGCGGTGTGGAAGGAATGCTTTGACCGGGACGGCGGCATCTGCCGCCACTGCGGGAAAGGCGGTGTGCTGCAAGCGTGCCATTTTGTATCGAGAGCACGCGGCGGCATGGGCATTCCGACAAACCTTGTGATGCTGTGCCCGGAGTGTCATCGGGAGATGGACCAGGGCGACGGCAAGGCAATCAAGGAAGAAATGCGCGAATACCTCGAAAGCCTCTATCCCATGTGGAGCGAGGAAAACCAGAAATACACAAAGGAGACAGGACGATGCTGAACAAGATCATCTTACAGGGACGGCTCACCAAGGATTTGGAGCTGAGATACACACAGAGCAACACGGCGGTTACGGGAGGCACGCTGGCGGTGCAGAGAAGCCGCAAGGACGCGGGCGGAAAGTACCCGAGTGACTTCATTGACGTGGTTCTGTGGGGTAAGCTGGCAGAGCGCGCGCATACGTGGTTCCACAAGGGCGACATGTGCATTGTATCCGGCAGACTGGAAAGCCGCGACTGGGAGGACAAGAACGGCAACAAGCGCCGTTCGTGGGAGGTGCAGTGCGAAAGCATTGACTTCTGCGGCGGAAAGAGCGAGGACAAGCCGAAGGAAGAGGAAAGCGACTTCATCATGTCGGACGAGAGCGACCAGGGCGACGTTCCGTTTTAAGGGGTGACAGGGGATGCTGACGAACGGGCATATACAGATTTACCGACAGCTCACAGAATGGGGGTGGTACAAGGATGTACCAACGTGCAAGCTGTGGCTGCATATCCTGCTGAGGGCAAACTACAAGGAAAGCCAGTTCATGGGGAACGAGATTCCCCGAGGCGCGTTTGTGACGAGTTTGCAGGGGATTGCAGACGAGAGCGGGCTAACGGTAAAGCAAGTGCGCACGGCACTCGGAAAGCTCAAGAAAACCGGAGAAATCACGGTGGAAAGCAACCGGCATTATACGGTAGTCACGGTATGCCGGTATGACGAGTATCAGGGCGGCGAGCGGGAGGAAGCGCCTGCAAAGCAGCCGCCGAAACCGGAGATGCCGAAAAAGACGCAGAGACCGAAAGAGCCTGACCTTGCAGAGCGGTTTTCTGAGCCTGCGCTTTCTGCGGTGCGCGACTGGATCACCTACAAGCAGGAACGACGCGAGGCGTACAAGGCGGTCGGCTTGAAGTCTCTGCTGACCGAGATAGAAAACCGAGTAAAGCGCCACGGAGCGGCGGCGGTTGCCGAGGTTATCCGGCTTTCCATGGCGAACAACTGGAAGGGCATTATCTGGGACCGCATCAAGGACGCGCCAAAGCAGGCGGAAGCAAAGGTAGAGCCGGAGGAAACACCGGACTGGGAGATTGCATGGCGAGCGCAGAAGGAAGAAATCAGACGGAAAATGAGGCGAGCGGGTGAATTATAAGTTTACGATCAAGGGCATGCTGCCCGGGCTGAATGAGCTGATCGAGGCAGAGAGACGGCACCGGCAGGAGGGGGCGCGGCTGAAAAAGCAGTGCGAGGCCGTTGTGATGAATGCAGCGCGGCAGATGGGCGGCGCGGAAATTCAGGAGCCGGTGTACATGGTTTATCACTGGTATGAGAAGGACCGGCGGCGGGATAAAGACAATATCTGCGCGTTTGGGCGCAAGGTTATTCAGGATGCGTTGGTGAGAGCGCGGTATCTGTCGAACGACGGATGGAAGAATATCCGAGGGTTTGAAGATCACTTTGAGGTGGATGCGAAGAATCCGAGGATTGTGGTTGAGATTTGGGAGAGGGACGAAACGGATGAAACATCTGGGTGACATCACGAAGATAGACGGACACGCTGTACCATGGGTGGACTGTATTATCGGCGGTTCACCGTGCCAGGATTTGAGCATTGCGGGCAAGCGTGCCGGCCTGGCGGGTGCTCGTTCCGGCCTGTTTATGGAGCAAACACGACTTGTTAAGGAGATGAGAGAAGCAAGTGGAGCAGCTTACCCTCGATTTATGGTCTGGGAAAACGTGCCCGGAGCATTCAGCAGCAACAAAGGGCAGGACTTTGCAGCAGTCCTCGAAGAAACAATCCGCATTGTCGAGCCGGAAGCCCCCGATATTGAAGTGCCTGACAAGGGATGGCCGACATGGGGGGGGTATCGCGACGTGGACGGACGATGGAGCGTTGCTTGGAGAACTCTCGATGCTCAATACTGGGGAGTGCCCCAACGTCGCCGTAGAATCGCGCTTGTCGCAGATTTTAGAGGATGCACCGCTGCCGAAATACTATTTGAGCGCAAAAGCCTGTTTGGGGATTTTGCGGAGAGCGGAACGGAGAGGGAAAGACCTGCCGGAGAAGTTGAAAACGGCGCTGCTTATGCAGTCCGAATCCGAGGCGGATGCGACGGAGGCGGAAAAGGTGCTTTAGTTCAGACGGAGAAAAGCGGAACACTGGGGACTGGTAATGATCAGACGGTGTTTTGTCTGCAAGGCAACGGAATAGACCGCGCAGAAACCGCAGGATGCAATGGCAAGGGGTGGCGAGAAGATCAGAGTTATACGCTGAATACGGTTGACAGACCGGCAGTTGTATATAACGAGGAAACCATTACCAGCAAGACGAATGCCAGCAATCCGCAACTCGGAGACCCTTGTCATACATTGGGAGCCACCGGAGCAGGACGTACAATTTTGGTCAATGACACCTGCTACGACATACAGCACCGCTCCGAGGCGGTACGGATTTATGATGGTACTGCACCTGCTCTGACTGCAAGAATGGGAACCGGAGGCGGGAACGTGCCTATCTGTATCGGCAACGGACAAGGCGATATTGCCAACCACTTAACGCCGGACGTTTGCCAGACACTGAACTGTATGCACGACCCGATGGCGATTATGGAGAGTGCAGCGTGCACGCTCGACGGTAAGGAGCAGACCAGTACGCTGATGGCACGCGATTACAAGGGACCCGGACGATGCGACACACTCGGGCGGTTAGTGAGTACACCGTCTGTCCGCCGACTAACTCCGCTCGAATGCGAACGTCTGCAAGGCTACCCGGACGGTTGGACGGATATCGGCGAATGGGTAGACACAAAAGGCAAACGCCACAAGGAAAGCAGTGACGCTGCACGGTACAAGGCACTCGGAAATTCCATCGCACTCCCGCCCTGGCGATTTGTGCTTTATCGGCTGTGTATGCAGCTCGGTCATGTCGGCACTATGGCAAGCCTGTTTGACGGTATCGGCGGATTTCCGCTTATCTGGGAACAGATTAACGGAAAAGGTTCGTGCCTGTGGGCGAGCGAGATCGAAGAGTTTCCAATCGCGGTCACGAAGCGGAGATTAGGCGAGTAAAACAGAGGAATGGGAGGAACGGAATGAAATCTGTGATGTTAAGCATTCGCCCGAAGTGGTGTGAGAAGATTGTCAGCGGTGAAAAGACCATTGAAGTCAGAAAGACCAAGCCGAAACTGGAAACGCCGTTTAAGTGCTACATCTACTGCACCAGCGGTAGGCCTGATCTGAACATTCCTATTTCGCCGGAACGCCTGATGCAGGACTATTTAGATACAGGTTCCATGCAGTCGCTGAACTGCCCGCTTGGGAATGGCAAGGTCATCGGCGAATTCATTTGTAAGGAAACCTTTCCGATATATATATATCCGGATAAGGCAGTCAAGTATTGGAACCTCGAACATATGGACGATGCTCAAGTTCCATATGATGTATTAGCTGATTATATCGGGGCCGATAAAACCGGATACGGTTGGCGCATTTCGGACTTTCGCCTTTATGATAAGCCGAAAGAGCTGGCTGAATTCCAAAACCTTGTTGGAAAGACCATCAAGCGCCCGCCCCAGAGTTGGTGCTATGTGGAGGAATGGGAACAGAAAGAATTGGAGGATGCGTAAATGGGTAGCTATAAGCCGGGTGATATTATCACCATCAAAGGGACGGAATTTGCGGTACTGGACATAGAGAAAGGCACGGCGAACGGAAAGGATAAACTGTTCGTGCTGTTAAAAGAGCCGTTTGAAAGCACGCCATTCAGCACGGACGGCAACGACTATACCAAAAGTAAGCTGCGCAATGAGGTAGAGCGGTGGTATTGCGAATTTGCATCTGGTTTGAACAAGGAACTGATTTTTTATAGAGAAATTGACTTGCTGACCATGGATGGACGCGCTAATTATGGGGTTGTTACTTGCACAGCAGCACCTCTGACGTTTGACGAATGGCGCAAGTATTCACGCTATATTCCAGATTGCGAGAGAAGCTATTGGCTGGCAACTGGCGATGGCGCACCGGGGCGCAGCGGCGCAGCGCGTGCACTGCTCGTGTACTCCGATGGCGATTGTCTCAGCTACGTCTGCTCGAACTCGTATGCGGTGCGTCCGGCTATGTGGGTTTCTGAAGATCTGATAGACGAGCCGAAAGACGAAAAGCCGGATTTGAGCGAGTACAGCACGATGGAGCTACTTCAGGAGCTTGTAGAAAGGGCGATGAGGGATGAATAATTCAATGTCCGCAAATACAGAGCATAAAAAGATTAAAACGTGCTTTGCGCAGATAATTGTAGAAGAAATCGCGGGAAAGCCGCATTACAGCATTATGTACTGGGAAAACGGTGAAATGAACATCGGATTCAGCTCGTATAAGTTGGATTATGTACGGCGGTGGCTGAACGAAGAATTTGAAGTAAAGCGTAATGTAGATGTTGCGCCGGTAGTGCGGTGCAAGGATTGCAAGCATTTTAACCACGAGCACATGGAATGCGAAAACGAAGCCGTTTCGACTGACCATGAGGGCGGAGCACAATACAGCTTGAATTTTTGGCTGGACGACTTTTGCAGCTACGGCGAGAGAATGGACGGAGGTGCAGATGGTGATTGAACTGAAACCTTGCCCGTTTTGCGGCGGAAAAGGTCGCCTGTTTGCAAGCAACGGCGTAAGGGTGCTTTGCCCCGACTGCGGTGCAACCACACGGATATTGGTTGACAGCGAGCGTGTCGGAACGAGCGCGGTTGAGGATGTAATTAAGGCATGGAACAGGAGGAAAAACAATGGGTGATATCCTCGGCTATGCTTTTATCGTAGCGGCAACTATCTTCTTTGTGTATGGTATCTGGGTAGAGCGCAAGTACGATCAGATTGCCGACAGGCTGAACGAAATGATGGAGGAGAAAAACGATGAAGTTTAAGAAAGACGGGAAGGTGTACGATTTAACCGAGATGCGGATCGAGGTTTGCGACAAAGCCAAAAGCTGCGAAAGATGCAGGGCTATGATTGCTGCAAAAGCCTTCGACATTCCGTGCCCGACTATTTGGAACAGGTTTCCGAGAGGAACGGCGGCACTCTGCGGCTTTGAGGTAATCGAGGACGAAACGCCCGACGTTACCGAGGCAGCCGAGAAGGACGGCGAGGACGTGAAGCACAGGCTGACCCGTGCGGACATCCTGCACGCGGCGGAAAAGTGCGTATGCGGACAG